TTGCACTAGAGCTAAAAAAGAACTTCACATTGTAGACCCAAGAGATTTTAACAAAGCATATATCATATGAGCAATAAAGTATTTTTTAGACAAGTAGGCGGTAAACATTACAAACAAATGGCAATACAGCCATCTGTCTTTATTAATGAAAACAATTTACCTTTCGCAGAAGGCAATGCGATTAAATACATTTGTCGTCATAAATTAAAAGGTAAGAAGGAAGATATATTAAAAGCAATTCATTATTTAGAAATGATATTAGAAAGAGATTATAAAGATAAATGACACGAACCTTTCAACAAATTTTATTTACACCACAAACAGAGTGGGTGGTTCCGGAAGAATTAAAAGATCTACGCGGTCATAAAGAAATCGCAGTAGATTTAGAGACCTGTGATCCGGACTTAACGGAACTCGGATCGGGGAACGTGATTGGTCGTGGTTACATTGTAGGTATATCAGTAGCAGTAGAAGGATGGTCAGCTTATTATCCAATAGCTCACGCAGGTGGTGGTAACATGGATAAGAAATTAGTTTTAAATTGGTTACAAGATTTATTTAAACAAGATGCTACATTTATATTTCACAATGCGATGTATGATATCTGTTGGTTAAGATCTTCAGGAATAACTCCTCCAGTTAAAATTGTAGATACAATGATTGCTGCATCATTAGTAAATGAAAATAGATGGAGCTTTAGATTAAATGATCTTGCAAAAGAATATGCAGGTATTGGTAAAGATGAAGCTGTATTACAGTCAGCTGCAAGAGAATATGGAATCGATGCGAAAAAAGATATGTGGAAACTTCCATCTATGTTTGTTGGTCAGTATGCGGAGAGAGATGCTGAATCAACTTTAAAACTTTGGCATAGAATGAAAGTAGAATTATCCGATCAAGATCTTTGGACTATATTTGATACGGAAACAAGATTATTTTCATGCCTTGTTGATATGAGATTCAAAGGCGTAAGAGTTGATGTTGAAAAAGCTGATAAAATTAAGAAACAATTAATAGATAAAGAAAATAAAATACTTAATAAAATCAAAGACTTAACAGGAATTTCAGTAGAATTATGGGCTGCGGCTTCTATTGCAAAAGTATTTGATGCTTTGAAATTACCTTACGATAGGACAGAAAAAACTGGGGCTCCTAGTTTTACTAAAAACTTTTTATCAAATCACCCAAATGAAATTGCTCAAGGTATTTCTTATGCAAGAGAAATAAATAAAGCTCACACAACTTTTATAGATACAATTGTAAAACATTCTCACAATGGAAGAATACATGCAGATATAAATCAAATTAGATCTGATGATGGCGGAACTGTTACAGGAAGATTCTCAATGTCTAATCCAAACTTACAACAGATTCCAGTAAGACATAAAGAATTAGGACCATTAATTAGATCTATATTTATTCCAGAAGAAAATCATAAGTGGGGAGTGTTTGATTATTCACAACAAGAACCAAGAATACTAATTCACTATGCCAAACTTCAAAGACTAGATGGTATTAATGAAATTGCAAAAGCATACGAATCAGGTGAAGCTGATTTCCATGCAGCAGTTGCAAAGATGGCTGGTATTGAAAGATCACATGCTAAAACAATTAATCTTGGGTTAATGTATGGCATGGGTAAAAATAAATTGATGGCTGAATTAGGTTTGATGAAGGAAGCAGCAGAAAAATTGATTGCGCAGTACCATACAAAGGCTCCATTTATTAAACAATTAATGCAAGCAGTATCAAGAAGAGCAGATGAATCTGGGAGAATTAGGACACTTGGTGGAAGAGTTTGTCATTTTGATCTTTGGGAACCTACAACTTTTGGTACAGGACTTCCTAAAAAACATGCAGATGCATTAAAAGAATATGGTCCTGGAATTAAAAGAGCTGGAACATACAAAGCATTAAATAGATTAATACAAGGATCAGCAGCGGATATGACTAAATTATCTATTATAGCTTTATGTGACGCAGGGATTATACCCCATATACAAATACATGATGAATTAGATATATCTGTTGAATCTAGTGATCATGCAAAACAAATTGTAGAAATAATGGAATCAGCAATTAAATTAGAAATACCAAATAAAGTAGATTATGAATCAGGGGATAATTGGGGTGATATTAAATAATATACAATGTCTTATTTAAATGCTAATATACCACCTATATACTGTAAAATAAGGAGAGAATATTTATATGACTTACGAAAACATCAAGGCGAAACTGAAGATTGTGTGGTCTTTGCTATTGCAAGTATTCCAGGGCGTGCGATCTTATTTCATGCTTTACTTACGAATGGTGCAATATACTGGAGGCTTCCTATCTCTGCTTTTATTCAAAGAAGAAGCAGCGGTACTGTGCATCAATCACAAATGGAACATCAAACTCTCGACGATCTTGAGTTGTGGAATTCATTTAGTTATTATCCTGCTGTTACTGTTTTTGATTTTTTAATTGGTCAACGCTGTAAATACATAGGTAAGAACAAAAAGTTTTATCATGGAGAATATTTATTCACTTTGGATTGGGCACATCCGGAACCTAATATTATCGATACTGAACATTCCGAAATTCCTGATCAGCATAAGTGTGCTCACATTTTGGCTCTTGATAACGGTAATTATGCAGCTCAACCTAATAATCGTATTTTGTGGAGTATTCCTAGCTTTACATCTTCAACACATTGGCCGGATTATAAAGTCCAAACTACGTATTGGAATGTAGAAAATAAAGATTGGAAGACAGATGATTCTGATGATATGTTCTACAATATAGATGCCAAAGAAAACAAAAAAATTTAGAAAACCATTACAATTAGCCGCTAGAATTGAACACGGTATTTGTCCTTATTGCAATTTATTATCTCCATTGTTATTTTTATATAAAGATTTTTACAGATGTTCTTTGTGTGGAGAAGAAGTAGAACAATATATAAATGGAGTCATTAGATATATTCCAATTACAAGTAGTAAAAGGATTGGTTTAATGACAGAAATAAAAGATAATGGCTCGTAAAGTTCAATCAGGTTCAGGTACATTTATTAAAAAAACTAATAAAAAACGTCCTGGACGTCATGCTAAAAAACCTAATAAACGTAATCGAAGAAAAGAATATAAAGGTCAAGGAAGAAGATAATGAATGCCCGCCCTAGTTGTACTAGGACGAGCAAACAAAAGGTGTGAGAAGAGATGTCCACAATACACTAAAAAGAATTATCTTGCAACACTTGTTTTTATAATATAACTTCCCATATCAGATATGCAGAAAGCATAATAAAATAAACAAAAGGAGAAGAAATGGCAGACCCAAATAAATATAAGTCAGTATCAGTAAATATAAAAGCATACAACGCTTTATCATATTTAACAGGTAAATTAACTGACGCTGATTTAAGTATTAGTAAAGTTATAGAACATCTTGCAATCAAAAACGCTAGATCAAAAGGATATAAAAATGGAAAACAAAACACATAAAATTATTTGTCATGACTGTGGTGGTAATGGTTATCGTAGAGATTGCTATGGTGAAGTTTATCAATGCAAAAATTGTAAATCACAAGGAGAGATAGCATTAACCGAAGAGGAGATGTTAGAGAATATTGATGATGCAGGGGCCCTTGTATGAATTTAGATAACTTTGAACCAAACTATTGGTTATTATTTATTGTCATTGCTTGGTTATTATTAATATTAACTATAGTGATGTATACATAATGTTAAACATAAAGTTGAGAGAAGATCTTTGTAAGTTTGCTTGGGATGCTGTGAACAAAAGAAATTTTGGTAATAGATCTGTTGGCGCGAACGGAAGTAAAGAACAACAATACACAGGCATTCTTGGCGAAGCAGTAATCTATGACATTGTTTATGGTAAACTGCCCGAGTATAACGAAGCGGGGATCGTTGATATTGTTATCAATAATAAGAAAGTAGATATCAAAACTATGGGCCGAACAGTTTATATGAAACCAGATTATGTTCACAACTTTGTTGGCTATCAAAAAGATTTCCCAAATGACATTTACATATTCAATAGTATTGTAAAGAAAGATAGAACAATTCAGATATGTGGTTGGATGCCAAAAGATGAATTCTTTTTAAAATGTGATTTTTATAAAAAAGGAGAAGATCGTTTTAGAACTGATGGTAGTTCATTTAAAACTAAAGCACCTTTGTATGAAATAAAAAATAAAGAGTTAAATTCAATTTCTATTGAAGATGATGTTAGAAAGATTGGTTTATGAGAAAAAATAAAAAGAATAAAGAATTAGAACTTGAGATAATCTATGGAGAACTGTTTGATAAGATGGTTGAATTAGTTTTAAGAACCAATGAACCACAAATGGTTGCATCTACTATGATGGCTCAAGCTCTACGATTATATAAAACAGTATTTAAACATGAAGGAGAATTTAGAGAAGTTGTTGAAACAGTTCTAAAACAATCTGAAAGTATAGAACCCTATAACCATCAAACTTTACATTAATGACAACTAAAACAATAAAAGGTGTATGTTCAGAATTAATAGCAGCTCAAGAATTTTTAAAGAAAGGTTATTATGTTGCTAAATCATTGGATCCACAATGTCCGTTTGATATTGTGGTTGTTAATAAAAAAGGTAAAGCCCGTTTACTTGATGTTAAGACCGTATCTCGTCGTAAGAGCCAAAGTTATAACTGTAAACCAGGAGACACAATTAATCGTTATGTATCGAAAAAACAAAAAGCGTTGGGCGTTAAGATATATTACGTGGATGGAAATTAGAAATTTTATTATTGGAATGATTATATTATCTTACATTATTAGAGCGTTCATATCATGAAACACAATCATAAATTTATTTACCCTAAATCTATTAGATCTTTAATAGATGACAAACGACACTATGAGATTGGTACAACGAAACTACCATCGGTAACCACTATTCTTTCTGCAACGATGCCGGAAGAAAAAAGAAAATCCCTCGATGCGTGGAAATTACGAGTTGGTGCTACCGAAGCGCAGAAAGTAGTTACGACCGCAGCTAACCGTGGAACGGCATTACATACTATTTTAGAACATTTTATAACAGGACAAGGTTATCTTGATTTAACTGATACGGGCCGGAATGCTCATAACATGGCTCAAACTATCTTTGAAAAAGGATTAAAAGATAAAGTTAGTGAATACTATGGCACAGAAGCTACCCTATTTTACCCAGATCTATATGCGGGAGCAACCGACATGGTTGCAATTCATAATGGACAAGACAGTATTATTGACTTTAAACAATCAAATAAACCGAAGCGAAGAGAGTGGATCGAGGATTATTGCTTACAACTTGCAGCTTATGCAATGGCACATAACACAGTTCACGGAACACAAATTCAAAAAGGTGTTGTGATGATGGTAACACCGGATAGTTATTATCAAGAGTTTATCATAGAGGGAGAGGAACTTAAAAAATATAAGCACGAATTTTTAAAAAGAGTTGATGAATATTACAATAATATCAAGGGTTTAAGTACTGTTGACAAATCTGATAAAATAGACACAATGAAAGGATATAACTAATGAGCAGCTACAGGACTGCAACCTTATCTAAATAGATAAGCTAAAAATCAACTAACATCGCAGGAGGAATAAGTGAATAATTTAAAAGATTATATACTGATTTACGGAGTGGCAATCGTTATTTGGATAGTTATTATTCTGTTTGTTGTGTTCTCACAACCCGCCTTTGGCTATACGAATAACACAGAATTTATACAATCTGTCAATAAATGCGCGGATTATTTAGAAAGAGGAATGAAGAAAGAAGATAAAATACCACGAAAACTATTACTAGCTCAAGCAGCATTGGAGTCTAATTACGGTAGATCACGTTATGCCAAAGAGGGAAACAATTTAATGGGTATATATCAGTTTAAAAATTTACATACCGGTATGACCCCAAGGGGTAACCCAAATGCACCCTTTAGAGTGGCTAAATTTCAATCTAAATGCGATTCTATAAAGTATTACATGAATTTGTTAAACACGAAAGATGCTTATGTTTCTTTTAGGAATGAACGATTATTACAATCTAAACTGCGCGTGAATGATGTAAATAGATACTTTCACCTGTTGTATAACTATTCTACCAACAAGGAATACCCACAGTTATTGATTAGAACTCACAAGGAAATTGTTGCTTTAGGGTTTTAATGTGGGGATTTTTAGGCCCCACACCATTTGCTACTCGTCTTCGTCTTCTTCTTCATCGTCAAAGTCCTCATCTTCGTGATCGCATTGTTCGATGTCGTTGATCTTATCCTCTAATAAATCAATGTTTTCTCTGATTATATCTAGGATATCCTCGATTGATTGTTTCTTTTTTGCCATTTTATTACCCCCGATTCGCGCTGCGCTAATATCAGATCATTGTGGCTAGACAAGGAAATAGTGGTATGGGAATGGCGTATAATGGAGCGCGGAACGTGGATCGTTGATTTATATAGCTTTTTTGTTCTGTGCCACCATAAGAAAAGTTTTAGGGGTAGTGATGAAATATTTTTTTCAACTTTACCCCGTGGCACATGGCACACGTGGCACAAAACGTCTAGAACTGTTGGTACATAATGATTCTAGACGATTTGGAGGTGTGCCACGGCGAAAAATGGCGTGGCACACTTCGTCTAGAAGTGTTGGTATATAATGATTCTAGACGATTTAGCTCCGTGGCACAGTATCAAAAAGTGTTGATTTTATTGACTTTCTATGTATTCTGCGCGCGAGACCTTTTTTTGCAAATTAATTTGCAAAAGAGGGGTAAAAATTCTACTTATGTAGGATGAGCATTAATAAATACCCAAGAATAAGATTACATTGGATTGATATACTTGGAGATACTGGCTGGGCTGATGAAGATGAATTCAAAGAAATGAAATGTAGTACCTGTGTAAGTGAGGGACATCTATTTCATAAAGATGAAAACTCTGTTATGACTTTTGCGTCTTATGAAACCGAAGACGGAGAGGTTATAAGTTATGGCGACAGAAATATCTATCCTATTGGAGTTGTTAAAAAAATCGAATATCTCTAGTTGTATTTACAGGTCTTGCTTTGGCTGCTTATTATTAGAATCTTGTAATTGTAAATCTTTAACTTCTTCAAAGTCAGCTTCTACTAATAAACCTTTGTGATCTTCTAATATTTGTTTCATTTTCATTTCTAATTCTGCAGGTGTTAAACTATCTAAAGTTCCATATTTAATTATCTTTTGATCTACATATAAACCAGCGGCTTTACCACGTGCAACTTCTGCATTAATAGCTGCACTCCATGCACCTTTACCTCTTGATTCATCTCTTAATTCGCCATTTGGCATTTGCACTTGAACTCGTGCGTTCTTTGCTATTTCACTTTTCATGAAATAATCTACTATTCGTGCTAATAACTTCCCGTCCACCATAGTTTTAAATGGGGCCCAGTATCCGAAGGCAAAAATCTTTCATCTTCTCGTAAGCCGACCCCACTAATTTATATAAGAACTTTAAGTTTATGAAGACTATAAAGTCAATTGATTTGTACTACAAGTTACGATATATGTCAATACATGGGTATACCTCCAAAATTATCAGAACGACAAATAAAGTTTGCAGAGTTATTAGTTTTTAATGAAGGCAGAAAAACTAAAACTGAATGTGCATATGAAGCAGGTTATACAACAAGACCTAGACAAGCAGCGCATGAGTTAACTAATCCAAATATATCTCCATTGGTGGTTAAATACATTGGAGAACTTCGTGAGGAAATGCAAAAGAAATACGAAGTTACATTTGAAAATCATATAGCAGAACTTTCAAAATTAAGAGATGAATCAAGAGGTAAAGGTGCATGGAGTGCAGCTATTAATGCAGAAGTTGCACGAGGTAAGGCAGCGGGATTATATGTAGATCAAAAGATAATTAAATATGGTTCATTAGATAGTTTGACACCAGCAGAATTAGAATTGAAGATGAAACAAATATTAGAAGATCACAAAGGTTTATTAGTAGAAGCTGACTTTGAAGAAGTTAAAGATTTACAATTACAAGATTCCAATAATAAGCAGCCGAAGCAAGACCTGTAGATACAGCTAGAGGTATTCGATTTTTTTAACAACTCCAACAGGGTAGATGTTTCTGTCGCCATAACTTATTACCTCTCCGTCTTCAGTTTCATAAGACGCAAAAGTCATAACAGAATTTTCATCTTTGTAAAATAGATGTCCTTCACTTACACAGGTACTACATTTCATTTCTTTGAATTCATCTTCATCAGCCCACCCTGTGTCACCAAGTATATCAATCCAATGTAATCTAATTCTTGGATATTTATTAATGCTCATCCCTACATAAGTAAAATTTTTACCCCCCTAATGCAAATTAAATTTGCAAAAGGGGGTCGCGTAGCGGAATAAGTGTAAAGTCAATAAAATCAACACTTTTTAATGTAAATGGCGTAAAATGATGAGAACGCCAAGCGAACACTAGCCAATACCAACGATTCGCCACGGCGTCTTTTTTCAAAAACAGCTAGAATCGTTGGTATACAACAAAACGCCACGACGCCACGCCGCCACGGGATTTATTTTTGAATTATTTTTTTTTCATACCCCCTAAAACTTTTCTTATGTGGTGGCGTAAATATAAAAAAGCTATATAAATCAATAAATATTATCGCATAGTAGCTACCCTTTATTACCCAGATTTATATGATGGAGCTACA